TTAACTGGCTTTTTTGATCAAGGGGAGATCGAACGCTTTGCGCAATGCGCGGACAAACGCTTTGTCATGGCAGATGGTTTTACCCGGGCTGTCGGAGAGTTTCGCCACCGGCTTGCCGTTACATTCCACCAGTTTGATGACGATATTCAGAGGTTTTACCTGAGGTATATCGCAGGTCAGACGGGTACCAATCCCGAAGCTCAGGTTCACACGGGTGTTGAAATGACGATAGAGGTCGAGCGCTTTCGCCAGGTCGAGATTATCCGAGAAGACCAGCACCTTGCTCATCGGGTCAATGCCGAGTTTCTCGTAATGGGCAATGGCTTTCTCGCCCCATTCAACCGGATCCCCGGAGTCGTGCCGTAATCCCTGGTAACGTTCAGCGAACTCGGGACCAAAGTCGCGCAAGAAAGCATCCATCGTAATACAGTCGGTGAGGGCAATTCCGAGCTGATTCGGGTACTCTTCAAGCCATGCGGCCAGTGCCGCGCGCTGGCTGTTAGCCAGATCGGGGCTGATCTGCTGATGCGCCTGGAACCACTCGTGTGCCTGGGTACCCATTGGCGTCAGGCTGAGGCGTCGTGCCAAATCGTAGTTGCTGGTGCCCACGAACCACGGCTCCTGCTGCAGACGTTTAACGATGGCCTCCTGAACGTCACGCGAGAAACGGCGACGCGTGCCAAAGTCCATCAGGCGGAAGCGGGACAAGTCCAGCCCTTCGGTCAGCGTGGAGAAGGCTGCGAGTTTATTTTCCAGCGCGGCGACCGCCTGCTCGACGCCTTTTTCCGGCGAACGGTAGCGGTGAGCCAGTTCACTGATCACCGCCAGAAGCGGCACTTCCCACATGATCACTTCCCGCCACGGACCTTCAAGGCGAATATCCAGCTTGCCATTATCGTTAACCACGCTGACCTGCTCCGGCTTATAGCGGAAATCGCGCAGCCAGTTCAGGTAGTCGGCTTTGAAGAAAGGCAGGCCAGAAAGCCACTGATATTCCTCGTCCTGCAGCGTCAGATGCTGCATAGCATCGACCTGTTCACGAATGGCGTCTGCGTAGATACCGAGCAAGTCGTCACCACGACAGCGGAATTCCGCCGCGACGTGAACGTCATAGTAATGGTGGAAAACGGCTTGCTGCATATGCAGTTTATACGCGTCGGTATCCAGCAACGTATGGAGAACTGGAGAAGCGAATTGAGTCATAGGTGCGCAGTAGCATCCTCTCACAGGAGCGTTTAGTACAATAAACAACTCCGGAGTATACCTTGTTTAGTGATTTATTGAACCCCGATCACAACATAAGCGCGTTTTATGGTCGAGGGCATTTTGTGCCCCGTGTTATACAAATGTAGCAATAGTGCTGTTAACCATTTGAATATAAAGTTTTCTACTGCGCTACTAACATGTCTTGGGGCAGCGATGGGGCAAAGCGTGAAAGCGCCTGGTTAAGAAGAGAAACCTGTTCGGCGCTCTTCTCTGACATCCACTTTCCATACACCTTGTAAACCATCTGTGCATCGGTATGCCCCATCTGAGTTGCTATAAAATTTGGGTTAGCCCCGGCTGACAATGACCAGCACGCATAGGTATGTCGTGACTGATACGCGTTGCGGTACCGTATACCGGCACGCTTGATTATCGGGCCCCAAATTTTATTAATCGAATTAACCGCGTAATGATATCCTCTGCGTGGCCCACGTTTGACGCATTGAGGGCTGAAAACGAAAGTGCAAAGGTGTATGACTGACTGGCCATATTCTCGCAATTTCACTTCAACCTCATACTGCCGGCCAAGGCGCGTCAGTTGGGCCTGATTCCTAAGGGCATCAATAGCTGGTTGAATGAGATAAATCACCCTGTCAGTGCCTGCGTCGGTTTTTGGCAGGGTGAACTCATCCGTTTGGGTAAGGTTGCGCCTTACGGTTATGGTCCCGGCATGCAGATCGATATCTTCCCAGGCCAGTCCGCACAACTCCCCATGCCTCATTCCGGTATAAACGGCGACGGTCCAGAGATTTCGCATCTGCTGGTGGCCGCATGCCTGAATGAACCTGATGAACTCGTCTGTCGTGAGTGGATCTGGTTCGTCTTTTGCCTTCCTGAGACGGTTAATTCCGCTAAACGGGTTTTCCTTTGCGTAGCCGTTATCAGCTCCAAACTGGAAGATCTCGGCCATCAGCATCATGTAATTATTCACCGTGGAAGACTTCCGGCCTTTTACCTGTGTCCGGTGATCCTTCTTCATTACATGGAAGCCCGTCAGCAACTCCTTCCTGACATACAGCAAATCTTCAGTGGTAACCGCAGAAACCATTTTATTTTCGCCGATGCGCGGAAGCATGTTTTTTATGATGGATTCGTACCTACTCATGGTGTTAGAGCTGATCTCCATTCTCTTCAGCTCTGACCATCTTTCGGTAAGCTCCAGCACAGTAATTTCCTTTCTATCCTGACCGAACCGGGCAAGGTTCGGTGAGTTTGGGAATTTTTCTGCATAGTTAAAATTCCCCATCCTTATCGCAAAACAAACCGAAGAACGCAGCTCACCAGCTATCTTGCGATTTTTTGCAGTGTCAGGGACACCGAGGTTTTCCCTGACACGTTTACCTTTATACAGAAACCAGATGCGGAGCGAACCGCCGTGGTTTTCGACGCCTGTCGGGTATGATGCATTAGCCATTGATCCCTCCTGACGTCCAGGAGCGTGGACGAGTGTACTGCTTTTCATGCTGTCTTCGCACCTGGTTGATTTTTTTTCTGCGCCTCGATCCACTGATCAACGGCTTTCCTGTTGTACATGCATTCGCTCGAAGGCTTGGGATTACCATCTGGTGAAATGTGCAGGTACTCGCGGCCCAGCATCCAGGATTCTTTTCTGGCGCGGGTGATGGTTCCGGGCTTGAGCCCGGTAACCGCAATCAGAACCTTTTCGCTAACCCAGTCATTCGGCACCAGAAGAACGATTTCAGCACTGGTTTGCATGGATCTCCTCCATTTTCTCTTTAGCCAGACGCACGCAACGCGCAAAAGAGGAGGGCGTTACGATTTCGCGCAGAGCCTGAACCAGGAAGTCGTTGTGCTGCTGGTGCAGCTCCAGGTTGCGCTCTTTTTCCTCATGACGCAGAACTGCCAAACGAGCTGTGATGATGCGACGCTTCCCTTTGATCAGCCGCAGCGCGTTCTCTGCCTTTTTGCGCCATGTGCTCCAGTCACTACTGCTGTTCGATCTCGCCAGTTGCTCTTCAATACTGAGCTGCGCTTCTTCTGCGTTAACAAGCTGCTGCAGGCAATCGCTGATAGTGTTCAGGTTGTTTGTCTCCACGAAGAATTTGTGCATTCTTAACCCTCCCACCCAATCGCCTGGAACAGGCCCATTTTAGGGTGATACCATCGGGTGCCGCGCGGTTCAGCTTCTGACATCATCTGACGAAACGCGGCCATAAACGGCTCCAGTTCGACGATAGCCCTTCTTGACAAAAGCCCGTCTGGAGTCATAAATTCGTGCGTGTCTGTCGGGATGCGGTAGGCATTGACCAAATTCCGGCACTTGGCGTCACTCATTCCGCTTTTGGCTACCACCTGGCGGTAACCGACATATCCGGCGCGCATTGTCCCGCGTTTGATGTTCTCCACAGCTTCTGTGACCGTTTCGATCTGCTCTTCAACATGATTAAGGCGCTTCTGCTGGCGAACGGCGTCGGCGGCCATTGCAGCGATCATCTCGATTTCCGTCAGCGGTGCGCGAGTGCGGAAATAGCTGTTAACCAGTTCGCGCTGAACCAGCCAGGCAAGATCATCGTTAAATGGCTTCGTCAACATCAGATAGCCTGATTCGAAAAGCACAATCCCTGACGGTGCAAATTTAGAGAATGTACCTTCCGGGAGGTCCGTACGTATTACGTCCGCACCTAATTCGGCATAATCCACACCGTTGATGAAATGCTCACGGTTTCGGTTGAATGCTGCACGAGCGGTTCCTTCCGGTCGCTGGTGGACTTCATCAATCATCGCCAGCGTCACAACGCGCTGACCGCGATATTCGACTGCCGGCAGCTGTTTGTTATTGATCGTTACAGTGTTCACTTTCGTCCTCCTCAGTGTATAACCGGCATGTCAGGCATACCTTCTTTCTGAATCTGTTCAATGAAGCTGTCATGCAGGAGATTAAAACCTTCCCGCCCCATTTTTGAGAGTCGAAGCCCGTTCTCAGCGTCCGTATCTAACATGTCCCGGTACATGCGCAGCGCCATCTGCTGGCCGAGTTCCTGACCGTATTTCTCAATAGCTAACCCTTCCACATGGCTTGAGAGTGCGAACCGCTCTGGCGCAGGATAAACACTGATTGAACCGTGCTTTCCGGAGTAGATAACTGCGGTGTCAAACCCTCCAGAATCGTTGGCAACCTCAACTGTGCCGTTCTTTGCCTGCTCCTCGGTAATGAAGACGGCAACAAGCATCCAGCGCCAAATGATGATTTCGCTCTCGATGCCCGGGGTAAACCAGCCGCTTTCAATCGCTTCCATGATGCAAGCCAGCAGATCTAATCCATCCGGAATTCGTTTGTCATAGTTGCCATTGTCGAGCTGGCGAACCGCGACGGAATAACCAATGACGCGGTTACCAAAACGGATGCCTGTTGATGTCGGCTCCGGAGTAAAGGCTGAATTAACCATCACTGAACTCCTTTCGGCTTGATGGCCTGCAGTGCATCAACCTCTTTAACGAATCGGTCATGCATCGCGTCCCATTTCTCACACCACTTCTCCATTTCTCGCTTACGCGCCAGGATGCGACGCAGACGGCGAATACAACGCTGGTGGGCCATGAAATACTCATGGGTTACGCCGCCCCGCTGCCAACAGTTAAGTTCTGGCTTAAGAGGATGGACTGCCTGCACATCCGGGTGACGCTGCTCAAATCCGGAGCGCTCAAATGCTTCTGAAGTCATGAAGAACGCCAGATACCGGATCGCCGTGTCTCGGGAGAAACATTTTTTAATGCGTCCGTGGCGTACTGCCACGAACAGCGGGCCAACTGGCGTATCGTGTTTCTGTAATGCCAGATCAATTGTGCTTACGGTGCGTTTATCGTTCATTTCCGGTCCTTAACTTTGCTGTATCGTTCGTGACTCATTACTTCCCAGTTCTTGCCGCCATCTCGGGATAGCAGCCGCCAGCGGTGATTAACCTTGAGGCTCAGGTTTCCGGAGCCATGCATACGGCAGGGATGTATGCGCCTTGCTCTGAACTGGCTTAAAACGTGAGCTGCTTTGAGGTGAACCCACTCAGGAATTCGTATCGCTGTAAGTGCCATCAGATCCCCCCATTTCATGACCATCTGTTTTCGGAGCCTCTACTTTTTGTTTTTTGACGAACTCAACCAGCTCAGAAATGAGCTCGTCGATTAACTCCTTCCCGCTATCCGTAAGGAATTCACCGCTGCCATTTACATCAACAGCGCCGCTGTAAATTCCCCTGATGGCTTTTACGCCATCGACATTTCCATACTCACTGAACGCAAGCCTTTCGAATTTTCGTAATAACCCATCAAGTAAAATCTCTGTTAACTCGACCGTGTTAATACCTCCTTTATTGAGCTTAATAACAAGGCAGTTACTGCCTGTTTTACGCTGGTGGCGTAATAACGCTGCCTTTAAAATTCGGCGTCGATATGTCTCGATTAATTTATCCATTGCGCTTTTCCTCCTCCAAACCCATAACTATTTCCTCTTCTTTTTCGGTCCATCCATGAATCTCAGCGGCGAGGTCAAAAACCAGAGCGCATATTGTTTTAAGTTGAAATCTGTCTAACTTGTCGTGATATTCAAATAATGTTTGCGTCAAGCCTGACAACTTCTCCGCTTTGATATTCACTTCCTGAATATCCTGTCTTTTTAAAACACCAATAATTAACGACCATATGCTTTTTAAAGATAAAGACGAGCGATTACCTCGTAACCGCAGGCCGCATAAAGGCATGCTGTTCTATATGCCGATTTATCAATGATGAATGTCATACGAAGCGCCTCATTGTCATTGAGGCAATAACTCGGCCATGCACCTGCATATCGCTATGCTCGTCTGCATCAAGCGTAAAAGTCTCGTAATGATGATTGTCAGAAATTATCACCAGAGAACCGTCCGGCATTGGCTCAACACGCTTAACGAATACGCACGGTCGTCCGAAAACATCTCGCGTAAAGACATAAATACCAGGCTCTGAGACCTTTCCGCCACAGTCAGAGAAAGCCATCAGTTCTAATGGCTGAATGGTTGGCTGCATGGAATCCCCACCAATCTGGCAAGTCATAATTTTCCCAGGTGTATACTTACCCTTCTCATCAACAAATAATTCACTAGGATAGGCAACTGGCTTATTGATTGGATTAAGTAAATTATTCATTTTCACTTCCTCGGGGTGAGTCTGTCCTCACCCGTAAAGGTGTTAATTAAATAAAATTAATTAGTTTTAGATTCTGTCTGCTTCTCTTGAAATAATTTCCTGCATTTCATCTAGTTTCTCATAGACGATGGTAAGCGTGCCTATTGCAGATAATTCTTGAGGCATGCAGTCCATAGCGTTAGAAATGGCCATTCTGCAATTACCGATATCCGCAGCCCATGAGTAAAGATGATTGGATGTTAAATTTTTGACATTTTCAGTAAACAAACCACACTGTTCATTTCCTGAAATGAGCCACAGAACATCAGAATGAAGAATGTTAGCTAATTGGATTAATTGGTCTGCGAAAGGAATGGATTTTTCTTTTTCCCAGTCATTAATCGTTTCAACTGTTAACCCGAGGTGATCAGCCAGAAAGTCCTGAGAAAGGCCAAGGGTTGTTCTGCGGTTGAAAATTCTTTGCCCGATAGATTTAGCTATTAGTATGCTCTTGCTCATTTTCAATGGCTCCGTTGTTTGCCGATGAATAAAGCGTACACACTTCGTTGTTTTCTGTAAACAACGTTTGTTGTTTTATTTTTGGTTTTTAACTTAATTATTTGTTTTTTATAGATATAAAATATCCCGAATGTTGTTCGTGTGCTTGGTATAGACAAAAAAATCCCGCCGAAGCGGGATCTTTGATGAGTGCATTTTTTTATCTTTTACGTCTGTAAATTCGATGCTCAACCATCGTGCCAATTATGGTTAAAGGTATGTCTTGCGATCGAAGGACTGGGTAGTCAGGGTTTAATGGAGTGAGTTCGAAGTTATTGACTCCATGTAACCCTATTCCTGTAGGCCTATACTTTTTAAAAGTTGCCTCGTGCTCGCCATTTTTTGCAACCACAAACTCCCCTGGGGCTGGTTCTATTTCAGGATCTACTATGATGACGTCACCCTGCTTGAAATCCGGCTCCATAGAATCACCTTCAATTCTCAAAGCAAAGGTAAATTGTGACCAGTCCATGTCTGTCATGACATACTCGAAACTTCCATCAAACGCTTCAATAGGGTTCTTATGAGCTAGTGCACCTGCTTGTACGTAGCTTATCAATGGAACACGTTTGGTGCTTACTTCCTCTAATGTCTGGAACGATCCACCGTTCATGAGCCAGTTTGCGTCTGTTTGAAGAGCTTTCGATAACTCAAGGAGGTTCCGTGGTCGCTTTGTTCTTCCGCTTTCGATAGAAACTATCCCCTGCTGAGTAGCGCCAATTTTTTCAGCAAGTTCGGTCTGTGTCATCCCTAACTGTAAACGCCGTTGTTTAACTCTGTCTGAAAGATTCATTTTGCAGCACCTCTTTTTAATGCCCACAGCATACAACAAGCATTGTATTTGACAAACAACGAAATGAGTAATTTAATACTACAATTGTTGTATTGAGTTTGAGGTGATGAATGTCCATATCTTCACGATTAAAGCAGCGCCGTTTAGAGCGCGGATTAACCCAGCAGCAGCTGGGGTTTCTTGCAGGTGTTAAGCAGCAGACTATTCAGCGAATTGAGTCTGGTTCATCGCATAACCCGCGAAATATCATTGAAATTGCCGAGGTACTCGAATGCTCAGCTAAGTGGCTATTACGGGGAACTAAACCGAGAGATACGCAGTCATGAGTAGCAAAATTCTCGGTAACGTCTGGGACGCATGCGCCGCGCATGACATTAAGGGTGCAAAGCTGGTGATTATGGCTCGTCTGGCTGACTACTCGAATGATGATGGTGTCTGCTATCCGAGCGTTGAGACCATTTGCCGCCAGCTGGGTTTGGGTGAAAGTACGGTCAGAACCGCCATTGCAGAACTGGAATCTGCCGGTTGGTTGCGTCGTGAATCACGCCGTAAAGGTAATCGCAACACGTCCAATCTTTATAATTTGAATGCTGATCGTCTCGAGGCTCTGGCACGCATTGAGAAGGACAAAGTGGCAGCGCTGAAACAGCAGCGCAGGGCTAACGGTTTTCACCCGTCAGATTCTGAACCTTCAAATTCTGAACCGTCAGATTCTGGATGTTCAAACGGTTTTCACCCGTCAGATTCTGACAAAAATGGCGTTTTCACCCGTCAGAATCTGACCCCAGATCCACAAGTAAATTCAAAACATGATCCACAAGTAAATTCAAAACAAGAATCACAAGATATTGGCGTGTGTAGCAAAGCCTATTCTGAAAATCGCTCTTCCAAAGAGAACTATTCCAACGAGTTCGAACAGGCGTGGCAGGCATACCCTAAACGTGCCGGCGGTAATTCTAAAGCTGCTGCCTGGAAAGCCTGGAAAGCTCGAATCAAAGACGGTGTTAACACTGAGGCAATGCTGGCTGGTGTAAACCGTTATGCAGGTTATGTCCGTGCTACAGGTAGCGCCGGAACGCAGTACGTGAAACAGGCGGCGACGTTCTTTGGTCCCGATCGGCATTTCGAAGAGTCATGGCAGGCGCCATCTGGTTCGGTAAGCGGTAGACCTGGTGGACTGCCGGTTTCGGGATTTAGTGAACAAGACTATGGCCAATCAGACTGCAACTGGTAAGCGGGAGAAATCACGATGCTGAGTATTAAACAACGCGAAGAAAGGGAAGCTCTGGTGGCAAAGCGCGAAGGGCTTCGTGAAGAACTGGCGTTTGCTGTTGAACATAAAAAACCGTGGCAGTGGGGGAGCTGGGAGTCAGGCGACGTCCACGCCGCCGACTGTGAAAAACATGGCAACTATCAGCGCATTTCCCTCACTGGAAAAGCATATCGTGGAGTTGAAAACGTTAAATACTCCCAGTGCCCGGAGTGTGTGAAAGCGGAACTCGCTGGCATTGAATCCAGTCTGCGTACATTGCGAGTAGCCGACCTGATAGACAATGCCGGGATTGCACGACGGTTCGAAGCATGTGAATTCGATAACTACCAGACCATCAATCAGGATGCCGCCAAAAATCTCGCGGCTTGTCAGCGTTATGCCAGCAGCTGGCCTGAGCGACTTAATGCCGGTACCGGGCTTGTTATGACTGGCAATTGCGGCACCGGCAAAAACCACCTGGCAGTGGCTATGGTAAAGAGCATCATCCGCGATCACCTTGCGAATGTAGAAATCACCGATGTCATGCGCCTCACCCGAGCGGTAAAAAGCACATGGCGCCACAATGCCGAAATGAACGAGGAAGACGTCATTGAACGCTTTGCTTCACTGGATCTTCTGATTATCGACGAAGTTGGTGTTCAGTTCGGCAGTCCGACTGAAATGACCATCCTTCAGGAAATTATCAATGCCAGGTACGAAAGCATTTTGCCAACAATCCTGATCAGCAATCTTACATTCGACCAGTTGAAAGAAACGATTGGCGAGAGAATTGTGGATCGGGTTACCGATGGTGGCCGCAACCGTCTGGCATTTGGCTGGGGAAGTTTCCGTGCCATCGCGTCAGGAGTTGTAGCATGACTCCTGTCTGGAAAAATGAAGATCTGGAAGGTGCGGTGATCGGCGCAATTTTTCTGCGTGGAGCCGACCCTGAGGTACTGGATATTCTTTCCAGGGTGCCAGCCACAGCTTTCTCGGTACCGCAGTATCGGGAAATATATACTGGGATCTGCCGTCAGGCGCGTGGAGCTGGCGTTATTGACCCTGTACTGCTCTGCGAAAACATGCCAAAGCACAGCGCAATCATTATGGACTCGAGCCGTATCGCATGGGCCAAGTCGGCGCTTGTGTCCTACGTTGCCACGCTGGAGCGTAATGCAGCTGTTCGTGATGCCGAAGCTGTGATTGAAAGGGCGCTGGCTGATCTCCGGAGTGCTCACAATGGTGATGCGGCTTTATCGGCATTCAGGGCTGCACAGAACAGCATTGCCGCAATTTCTCTCGAAGAAAAGACCGTTCAGCCAGTTCATATCGACGACATTCTTCCTGCTGTGGTGGATCGGGTAGATGCGCGCAACCGTGGGCTTGAAGAAGCCAGAAGCCTCATGACAGGTATCGAAGAGCTGGACGCAAAGACTGGCGGCATTGAACCAACAGACTTGGTGTTTATCGCTGCGCGGCCGTCGATTGGTAAAACTGAATTGGCGCTGGATATCATCGACAAGGTTTCTGAGCAGGGCCGTGGTGTGCTGTTCTTCAGCATGGAAATGCCTAATATCCAGATCGGAGAGCGAATGGTATCTGCTGCCGGCGGCATGTCGGTTTCACGCCTGAAAAAGGCTGCTGATTTTGATGATGAGGACTGGGCCAGGCTGACAAACGGTGTAGAACGGCTGACTGGTCGTAGCATCTGGATGGTTGATTCCACCGATCTGACAGTAGATCAGATTCAACAGATAGCTACCCGCCTACAGCTGGCGCATCCGGAAATAGCGCTGGTGGTCGTGGATTACCTGGCACTCATCAAAATTGAAAGCACTGCACGATATGACCTTGCCGTCGGTGAGGTGTCAAAAGGACTCAAGCGTCTGGCTAAATCCAATAAAACTCCGGTCCTTGCCCTGAGCCAACTTTCTCGTGGCGTTGAATCGCGGCCTAACAAACGACCGATGAACTCAGACCTCAAAAACTCGGGTGAGATTGAGGCAGATGCTGATCTGATCATGATGCTTTATCGCGACGAAGTTTATAACCCTGAGTCGCCAGCAAAGGGGATAGCGGAAATTAACGTGACCAAACAGCGCAACGGTGAGTTGGGCACGATCTACCGTCGATTCTATAACGGGCACTTCCTGCCAATTGACCAGGAGTTAGCAAAGCAGCGCTCGGCGCCACAGCAGAAAGCTCAGACCAGACGTTACTCAAAAGAAAGGCATTCCAGCAATGCAGACTATTAAAAACATCAAAGCAACGAGGGCAACCTTATGAAACTGGAAACATCGCTCAAACATTTTAGTCCTCAGGGAATGCACATAAGCGATGACGTGAAGGGAACCTCTCCGGACCGCCTTACAGGAACAGACGTAATGGCGGCGATTGGCACCACCAGCAGCCGAGCGCGCTTCGGCCTGGCTGCTTTCTTCGGCAAGTCCGGCATCAGCAAAACAGATGAACAGCTCGCAGTTCAGGCGCTGGCGCAGGTTGCTATCAAAAACGCTCCTAAAAATGTCCGCAAAGCCGCTGGCGACAAGCTCGGAGCATGCATGTTGACGCTGGCGCAGTTTGCCTTTGCTGATTACTCCCGTTCTGCGGCTACCAGCGTGACGTGTCACAGTTGCAGTGGTACCGGACGAACAACCCGCGAGCAGATTACCCGCAAGGTTTCGTACCCATGGGGTAAAGCTCCATACTGGGCCTGCCGTTCTCGTGCTGTTCGACCGTCTGACTGGGAGCAGTGGACGGAGGTAAAAGAGGTTGTGCCGGCGGTCTGTGATGCTTGCGAAGGCAAGGGAACGATCAGCGCCCGTTGTCGTTGCGGCGGTAAAGGCGAGGTTCTAGACCGCAAAGCCACAAGCGAGCGCGGCGCGCCGGTGTTTAAAACCTGTGAGCGCTGCAGTGGAAACGGATTCTCTGCGGTGCCCTCTACAGCGGCGTATAAAGCGATACTGAAGCGCGTCCCTGATCTGCACGTGAGAACATGGACCCGTAACTGGAAGCCATTTCTGGAGGTGCTTGTCGATGTCTGCCACAGGGAAGAACAAAAAGCAGACTCGGCGTTTCAAGGCGCAACGAGCTTTCGTGATGATGTGAACAAAATTTAGCATCTTAGCAACTTTAAGCTTGATTTTGTCCGAACTTGTCCTGTATGCTTCTAATCGTGGAAGATACCGTCCAAACGAAATCAAGCAATCAAGCCCTGCCAGCAATGGTGGGGCTTTTTAGTTGCAACACAATGGAAATCGCTTTGAGTATGTGACGGCATCCCGATGAGTCCAGGCACACTTCCCTGGCGCGGCAAAGCGATCCCCATTGTGATGAAGCTCAGCGGCGAGCTAGGGAATAGTTTTGCGGTGATAATTCTAGATAAGTAACCACAAGGCGCGCGTAACCCAATCGGCAGCGCACCGATGGAAGTTGGTTCGACTCCAGCCTTCACAATCATTACTACGGGCTACCTTCGGGTGGCCTTTTTTGTTTCCCCTCCTTCTGAGAGAACTCACGGCAATGAAGTATTGACCGGCGGAATGATTTCGGCGTAATTTGTTTGTGTGGTGAATCCTTTCTAAGCGAAAGGGCGTTCCAGTCAACTGCTATCTGCAGGTATGCGCGCGGCTTTGCTGACTGGGGTAGAGTCACCGGGAGGCACCCGGCACCATGACAACAACAATACAAGTTTCAGATTCCTTGAGAGCCTGCCATAAAACGCAGGCCTTTTTTTATGGTTTTGCAAACTGCTGCTACGCTTTGAGTTGTGGGAAGTAACTGAATGCCCGGTGGTTCTCCTGGACCGATAGTGAATCAGCCGATACAGCTTCACCTCTGAGCATAAGTCTTACTCACACCTACCTTACAAATAGTCAACTCATTAGCCCGCCATCAACAGCGGGCTTTTATTATTTCCCCTCAAACTTACTGAGAGGATTCATAGCAATTACAGAGGGGGCGTAATGTCCGATCCATTAACCGGCACTGGTGCAGTTCTCGGCGGAGGCCTGCTGGGTTCAGTCCTGTATGGTGTCTTTACTCATACAGATTTCGGCGTGGTGTTTGGAGCGTTTGGTGGTGCGGTGTTTTACGTCGCGACAGCTGCAAACCTTACGCGTGCTCGCCTGGCTGCATATTTCCTTACATCATTCATTGTTGGAGTGCTTGGCGCCGGGTTTGTTGGTTCATGGCTAAATGCTGCCTCGAGTTATGAAAAACCACTGGATGCACTCGGTGCAGTGATTTTGTCTGCACTGTGTATAAAAATCCTAACTTTTCTTAATAACCAGGACCTGAACACCCTGTTCGGTTTTTTCTCACGGTTACGCGGAGGAGGGGGAAATGGTAATTGACCCGTCAGCTGTCTTTAACGCGTTTATCTGCTCGGTGATCGTCGTCGTTCTGATGTTCTACCAGCGCCATGGTGCCCGGCACCGTCCTTTTATCTCAATCCTGGCGTATATAACCATCCTGGTTTACGCAGTAATCCCATGGCAATTCATCTTCGGCCTCTATCGTGACTCCAGTTGGCTGGTGGTGATGTCGAACCTCCTGATATGCGCAGCTGTTATGAAGGTCCGGGGAAATCTGGCGCGTCTGGTTGATCTTCTGAGGCACTAATGAACCAAATACTATTTCAAAAGGCGGCTGGCATTAGCGCCGGGCTCGCTTTGCGCTGGTTTCAGCATATCGATGCTGCAATGAAGGAATTCGGCATCACGGCGCCGCTCGATCAGGCCATGTTCATCGCACAGATGGGGCATGAGTCCACGGGATTTACCCGGCTGGTGGAAAACCTGAATTACGCGGCTGAAAACTTAGTGCCTACATTCGGCAGACACCGCATTACTCCCCAGCAGGCCGCCGCGCTCGGCAGAACGGCAACGCAACCGGCAAATCAGAAAGCGATAGCCAATCTGGTTTACGGCGGTGAGTGGGGCAAAAAGAACCTGGGCAACCAGGTTTCTGGTGATGGCTGGAAATATCGCGGTCGCGGCCTGAAGCAAATCACCGGGCTCAGCAATTACCGCAACTGTGGCCACGCGCTGAAGTTGGACCTTGTAACCCAGCCTGAATTGCTGGAACAGGATGAATATGCTGCTCGCTCAGCTGCATGGTTCTATGTCTCGCACGGATGCCTGCTCCATTCCGGCGACGTGGAGCGCGTCACGCTGCTTATCAATGGCGGACGTAACGGGCTGGATAAACGCCGCGCGCTGTTTAACCTGGCGAAATCTGTCCTGGTGTGAGGTCACTATGGGGTTTGAAACTTTATTTGGTATTGCTGCAGCAGTCATTGCCGCCATCGCTGGCGCTTTCGGCCTGGGCCATATTCGCGGCACCAGTAAAGCAGAGGCTAAAGCCAACCAGCAGCGCACCGAAGAGAATGCAGCGGCGACCGTTGCGGCGGCAGAACGTAAAGCGGAAGTCACTAAAGAGGCCAGTAATGTCCAGCAGACTGTTAATCACATGCCTGATGACGATGTTGATCGCGAGCTGCGCGAAAACTTCACCCGCCCCGGTGGTGATTGATACGGGCTGCCTGTGGAGCCGGATTATCTATCTGACAAACCACGATATTGACGTTCTGGACCGCCAGACGAAGAAAGACATCCTGGCGCATAACAAGGCGTGGCAGGCGAACTGCCAGAAGGTGAGCCCATGAGTTACACGCGATGCACCTTTTGCGGTTCGGGTTTACACACCCGCGAGAATTGCCCTCATACATGGAGTGGCAACGCCCGCCGTGTGAATCTGCGTTGTAGCTACTGTGGCGCAACTGGTCACAATTCTAACGCCTGCCCGCACAACGCCAGCAGCGCTAACCGTCGTCGTCTTAATGACGATTTCTATATGGATTGAGGATTCGTAATGATCGCAACCATCGGCACAATTCTGGTCTGGCTGATAATCGGCGTAGTAGGTATTGGCGCCTTTATCTGTGCCTTTATCGGCTTCATGTTTTTCGTTCATTGGCCTAAATAGGGCTATCCCCACCAGCGGATAAGACAAGCAATATACCCACCAGAGGATAAAGCATGGCAAGCATGCCTGGATCCGTTCATCACGAAGGGAAAGACTGGTACCCGTTCTCTGTTAACTTTTCCGATGCAGATGGGCGTTCTTTCTCCTTCACTATATACGCCGTAAACCGTGAGCATGCCTCCTATATTGTCCAGGAGATACGCGAGACGGCTACTCTCGGCGATCAGATTGACAGCATCGTCAAATAGCCAACCTTGAGCGCATCGCACGCGCAAATTTCACTCAGAATCTTTCAGGATGACCCTTGAGGAACCGGCTGGCGTCGGAGCCTTCTGAGGGCTGGATCTCCTGTGCGACAAGGTTCATCACTAAAAGGTAACTCCGATGAGCGGACTTGTTAGAAATGCAGGAAAAACCTGTTCCGTTAATTCATGTGAACGGCCAGCGCATTGTAAAGGCATGTGCCAGATGCATTATCTGCGACTCTATAAAACCGGTTCCCTCGAAGCAAAATCACCGCTTGATAGATTGAGCAGCAAGTATATGGTTGATGATTCAACCGGATGCTGGAACTGGCTTGCATACATAAATCCAGACGGATATGGAATGTTTAAACACAAAGGGATGATGACCCTGGCCCACAAAGCCAGTTATGAGCTATTGGTCAAGAATGTTCCTGATGGTTTTGAACTTGATCACCTCTGCCATAACCGAAAGTGTGTTAACCCAAAACACCTCAGGGTGGTGACACACACAGTAAACGTCTGGAACCGAATAAAGCCGGTGAGTTCCACTGGGGTGATGGGCGTATCTGTCAGGGAAAGCGGAAAGTACAGGGCAACACTTACGCGAAACGGCGATGTCATTTTTCGAAAGGAATTTGGGACATTATCCGAAGCAACGGCTGCGGTTGAAAAAGCACGATACGAATTTGAGGGGAAATAATGGACGTCATTGTTGATGGGGTTCCTTATGTCCGCGCCGATAGCGTTTCTCACAATAAAATCGGGATCGCGATAACTACGCATAACAGACCGCAGGTACTCGCAAATTCACTTGAGCAACATCGTAAACATTTACCTGCCGGCGCTGTGGTATTCGTCATTGATGACGGGTCCAACCCTCCAGCAAAAGTGCCGGATTGGTGCAAGTTAATCCGGCACGATAAGTCACTTGGGATTGTCGCATCTAAAAATGCCAGCCTTGAATGCCTTATGGACTCAGGATGCGAACATTTATTTTTGTGGGATGACGATGCGTATGCCATCGCTGATAACTGGCACCTCCCTTACATCGAATCACCAGAGCCTCATCTGGCTTACCAGTTTCTAGATCTTGCTGGGCCCCGAAAGATAAACGATATGACCGTTCTGTATCGGGATGATAAGCACATTGCTTATACCGGGCAGCGCGGTGTGATGCTGTACTACCACCGCGGCGCTATCGAGAAGGTTGGCGGGTTCGACGCAATATATGGCCGTGGTATGTACGAGCATCCTGATCTGGCGCTTCGCATTCACAATGCTGGTTTAACGTCCTGGGCTTTTGCTGATGTGGTTGGCTCTGAAAAGCTGATTCACTCAATGGACGAGTACGAAGAAGGCGCGCGCAGCATACCGAGGCCTGAACGTGAAGCGCTAGATAAAAAGAACGCTGTGATTTATGGGCAGCGCCGGGATTCAGGATATACAGGCTATGCCGAATATCGTTATCAGCGCGACGTGGTAATCACAACGTTGCTTACCAGCCAGCCTGACCCGCAGCGCGGTACGAAAATGGTGGCCTCACCTGACATGCTGGCTAAATGGGCCTCATCGCTTCGGAATTGTTGCCGTATCGCGCTGGTGGATGAACTACAGACGGCACCGGCAGACGTTGAGCTGTATCGCGTTCCTGACGTGAAGATGAATGTCTACTTCCTGCGCTGGCTTCATATCTGGCAGCACCTGCGCGATCACCCTGAATACCGGTTCGTCTGGTGTACCGATGGTACCGATGTCGAAATGCTTCGCGCGCCGTGGGAAGAAATGGAGCCCGGAAAGGTGTACGTCGGTTCTGAACCCAAGACCTACGCCGACACATGGGCAAAGCAGAATCATCCGGAGCGTATCTATCAGGACTTCCTTGAAGCGCACCGCACCGATGTGATGCTTAATGCTGGGCTGCTTGGTGGTACCCGCGCTGATGTGATGGCGTTCGCTCACGGCATCATCCGTCTTTACTACCGGATAGAGAGTTATCGTTTCTGGAAGAAAGAACAGGCTGGCGCTGCGGTAGGCGATATGCTGGCGTTCGGTATTGTCGCGCAGTCATTTGCTGACAGGCTGATCACCGGCCCTCTGGTTCACACGGTGTTTAAAACTGAGGGCGTCGGTAAGGAGGCGGCATGGTGGAAACACAAGTGAAGTTTGTTGTGGTAGGTCACCACTCGCGACACAAACAGGCGTTGCGTCTGGCTGAATCCATTGGCGCTGTCCTGCTAATTGATAACAGTGACCGTGGGGCGAACTGGAATCATCGCCGCGCGCTGCAATGGGCTGCTGAACAATCCTGTCGGGTAGTAGTGCTGGAGGACGATGCCCTGCCAGTCAGTGGGTTTATAGAACAGGTTGCTGTCTGGCTGGCGAGGTTCCCGTGTCACATGCTGAGTTTTTACCTCGGTACCGGGCGGCCTCCACAGTATCAGATGCAGATTGCTGAGCGGCTGATCGTGGCTGATAAGACACGTGCTGATTACATCACGCTATCGAGACTCATTCATGGCGTTTGCTATAGCGTCCCACCTGAGCATGTGCAGCGCGTGCTATCCCGCTGGGATAACAGCAAGCCCGCCGATTACGCTGTGGGTGATGCATGGGGTGGCTCAGTGATCTATCCGTGTTACTCGCTGGTGGACCATGCAGACGGCGAACCTGTTGAGCGTCACCCTGACTCAGTGCCACGTACAGAACGCCGCCTGGCGTGGAGGTTAGCCTGATGCCTGCGTTAATACCGAGAGCATGCCGCAAGCGTGGCTGCCCTGGCACAACCACTGACCGCTCAGGCTATTGTCCCAAGCATCTTAACGAAGGCTGGCAGCAGCATCAGCGAGGCCAGAGCAGGCATCAGCGAGGTTATGGCAGTAAGTGGGACAGGCTGCGCCCAATCGTTCTCGACAGAGATAAGCACCTTTGTCAGGAATGCCTGCGAAATGGAAGGTATACACCCGCTGAGACGGTGGACCACATCAAGCCGAAAGCTCACGGCGGTACTGACGACCTCTCTAATCTGGAATCAATATGCTGCGGCTGCCATAAAGCCAAGACAGCACGCGAACGCCTGAACAGAAATTAAGTAACGAGGTGAAGATGACTGAATCGAAACATGGTTCAGGACTTCCGCACGCCCATGCTTCCTGCATAGTGGATGGATGCGAACTATCGGTACGATCCCGTAACAGCCACTACTGTGAAAAGCACTACATGCGCGTCCGGCGTCATGGAACGACAGAGAAGCTCAGCACAAGAAAGGATGGCAAGCTGGAGCACGCTGGCGGATATCTGCTGGTGTATGCGCCCGATCATCCTTTGGCATGTGGGAGTCCTCGTGTTTACGAACACCGGAAAGTCTATTACGACAAACATGGGGCTGGACCGTTCCGTTGTCACTGGTGTGCAAAAACCATTGGCTGGTACACCCTTCACATCGACCACCTCGATGACTGTAAGACCAATAACGAGCCTGACAATCTTGTGCCAAGTTGCCCTGTGTGCAATCAGAAGCGAGGCGTAGACAAGATGAGAAAGACAATGCGAGAGAACTCCGACCGCAGATATACCGCTCACGGCAAGACGATGTGTCTTAACGAATGGGCGGATTACCTGGGTATTTCGAGAAACTCCATTGAGTATCGACTGAAGGCAGGCTGGGACATCAGTAAGGTGTTCAGCCCTCGCATTGGTAACAGTGGTCCCCCGAGCCGGAAACTGGCGAAAATCGTGCATGAGTCGGTTAAATGATATCTGCTCTCATTTGCGCGGTCTGGGGGAGGGCGGGTAAAAACCTCAGGGAAATCAGCCTAAAGGACCGCCGCCTAACCTCTTTTCACATCGCCGCAGGTTAGAAAACTTTTTTATGGGGTCCCCCATTCGATGATTAATAGGAGTTTTCGATTATGTCTGGACCACCGAAAACCCCGACCCATCTACGTTTGGTGAGGGGTAACCCATCAAAGCGCCCGATCAATGAGAACGAACCAAAACCCCCTTCAGGGGTACCCCCAACGCCGAAGCATTTCGACAAGCAGGGGAAATACTGGTTCAGGCGTATGGCCGAAGAGCTCGATGCGCTTGGCGTCATGTCGCAGCTGGACGCGAGAGCGCTTGAGCTTCTGGTTGAGGTTTACACCGAGTACCGGCATCACTGCGATACGCTGGAGAGAGAAGGCTACACCTACGCCGTATATAGCGACGAAGAGCCAGACGAAGGCAAAGAGCGAGAGATTCGCATGATAAAGGCTCACCCGGCAGCCATCATGAAAGCTGATGCCTGGAAACGTCTGCGCGCCATGCTCGGTGAGTTCGGCATGACGCCAGCCAGCCGCTCTAAAGTGAATGCAAAAGGTCCTGATGCGGTTGACCCACTGGCCGAGTTTATGAAAGCGAGGGATTAATGGCTAAGGTTGCAGAAGGCATCCGCTACGCCGAGAGGGTGATGGCGGGGGAAATTATTGCCTGTGAGTATGTGCGCCTTGCCTGTCAGCGTTTTCTTGACGATCTCGCACACGGCGAAGAGCGCGGTATTTTCTTCAGTGAGCCGCGCGCGCAGCACATCCTGAATTTCTATAATTTTGTGCCTCACGTAAAAGGCGCCCTGGCAGGCCAGCCTATTGAGCTGATGGACTGGCATGTTTTCATCCTGATTAATATTTTTGGTTTTGTTATCCCGCTGGTTAACGAAGAGACGGGGGAAACCGTCCTGCGTAACGACGGCAGCGGTCGGCCTGTGATGGTTCGGCGTTTCCGTACAGCAGATGTTGAGGTGGCCCGTAAAAATGCCAAATCAACGCTTTGCTCCGGTGTGGGGCTTTATATGGCTGGCGCAGACGGTGAGGGCGGGGCGGAGGTTTATTCCGCTGCCACCACCCGTGACCAGGCGCGAATTGTTTTTGAAGACGCGAAAAATATGGTCAAGAAGGCGAAAGCCACTCTTGGGCGGATCTTCGAATTCAACAAGCTCGCTATCTACCAGGAGCAAACGGCCTCCAAATTCGAGCCTTTATCATCAGATGCGAACAACCTCGACGGCCTGAACATTCATTGCGCCATCGTCGACGAGCTGCATGCTCATAAAACCCGTGACGTCTGGGACGTTCTGGAGACGGCCACCGGCGCGCGCCTGCAATCTCTGCTTTTCGGTATCACCACCGCCGGCTTCAACAAAGAAGGCATCTGCTACGAACTGCGTGATTACGCCATCAAGGTGCTACGTGGACTGGTAAAAGATGATACGTTTTTTGCCATCATCTACACCTTAGATGAAGGTGACGATCCCTTTGATGAAAAAGTCTGGCAGAAGGCGAATCCGGGGCTGGGTATCTGTAAGCGCTGGGATGATCTGCGCCGCCTGGCTAAAAAGGCGAAAGAGCAGGTTTCGGCCAGGATTAACTTTTTCACCAAACACATGAATATCTGGGTTACCGCTGAGTCTGCCTGGATGGACATGATGAAATGGGAAAAATGCGAGTTTATCGCCCCGCAGCACGAACTTAAAACCTATCCCTCCTGGGTGGGCGTTGACCTTTCAAACAAAATTGATATCTGTGCAGCCGCTAAAGTCTGGCGCGCGCCAGGTGGCCACGTTCATGCGGATTTTAAATTCTGGCTGCCGGAAGGACGCCTTGAGAAATGTTCACGCCAGATGGCAGAGCTCTATCGTAAGTGGGCCGAGATGGACAAGCTGATCCTGACCGACGGGGATGTAATCGACCATGCTCAGATTAAGGAAGAGCTGCAGGTGTGGGTTGCTGGCGAGAGTCTGAAAGAAATTGGCTTCGACCCGTGGAGTGCGACGCAGTTCAGCCTTGCGCTGGCAGAAGAAGGGCTGCCGCTGGTGGAAGTACCGCAGACGGTTCGCAATTTCTCTGAGGCGATGAAAGAGGTCGAAGCACTGGTATACGGTGGCCGCTTCCATCACAGCGATCACCCGGTAATGAACTGGATGATGTCTAACGTAACCGTCAAACCTGACCGGAACGAGAACATTTTCCCGAACAAGTCAACACCAGAGGCCAAGATTGATGGCCCGGCGGCATTGTTCACAGCAATGAGCCGCGTTCTGGTTAACGGTGGTAACGACCAGCAGGATCTCTCCGGATTCTTCAATAATCCCATCATGGTAGGTTTCTGATGAAAAAAAACAAACAGCCAGGCAGGGTGAAAAGCGCTCTGCTTAACTGGCTCGGTGTGCCTATCAGCCTGACTACCGGCACGTTCTGGGAGGAATGGTTTGGCACCAGCAGCAGCGGAAAGGTAGTCACGGCCGATAAAGCCATCCAGCTGTCGGCTGTGTGGGCATGCGTAAGACTGTTAAGCGAGTCTATTTCAACCCTTCCGCTGAAAATATACGTTCGACAGCCTGACGGTTCGCGTAAAGCGGCAACTGATCATCCGGCCTATTCGATACTGTGCCGCCGACCCAATTCAGAAATGACACCATCACGCTTTATGTTGATGGTGGTCGCCAGTATTTGCCTGCGCGGGAACGCCTTCATTGAGAAGAAATTCATCGCAAACCGCCTGGTTTCGCTGGTGCCTCTACTGCCGCAGAACATGGTAGTTAAACGTCTCACTACCGGGGCACTGGAATACAAATACACTGAAAACGTAAACGAACGCGTCATTCCGGTCAAAAACATTATGCACATTCGTGGGTTCGGTCTGGACGGTGTTTGCGGCATGATGCCGATGAAGACTGGCCGGGATGTGATCGGTTCAGCAATGGCCGTTGAAGAGTCCGCGGCGAAGATATTCGAGCAGGGTCTGCAGAGCTCAGGTTTTCTCTCCGCTGATAATGCGCTGACAGACGATCAACGTGAAAGACTTCGTGGCTATATGGCATCATTCACCGGCTCCAAAAACGCCGGAAAAATTATGGTTCTTGAAGGCGGCCTGAAATATCAGGGCGTGACCATGAACCCGGAAGATGCTCAGATGCTCGAAAGCCGCGCATTTAGCATTGAGGAGATCTGCCGCTGGTTTCGCGTGCCGCCTTTCATGGTTGGTCACACCACGAAACAAAGCAGCTGGGCATCAAGCCTGGAAGGTATGAACCTGCAGTTTCTTACTCATACACTTCGACCGCTGCTGGTGAATATTGAGCAGGAAATTGGCCGGTGCTTACTCGACAGCGATGACGAAGTGTTTGCAGAATTCTCTGTTGAAGGTCTACTGCGAGCTGATAGTGCAGGTCGCGCGGCATACTATACCAGCGCGCTTCAAAATGGCTGGATGTCCCGCAATGACGTTCGTCGTCTTGAGAACATGCCGCCAATTGAAGGGGGCGATATTTACACCGTTCAGCTCAACCTGACGCAACTGAAAAATCTCGAAAGCAGCAACCCTGCTGTTCAGGCACTGGCCCTGCGAGAGCTGCATAACCACGTATTCCCCGATATTTCCTTTGAACAATCTCCGCTGAAACAGGCCGCTTAGGAGCACTTTCCTGATGAGCAAAAAACAACTTCCGGTAGCACCGGCGGGTCGCCCCTGCGCGCGCGTTACCTGTGAAACATTACCGTCCGCACTGGACCGCTGGGATGGCGGGATCAAAGCGGCGGCCACCGACGATAACAGCATTTCTGTTTTTGATGTTATCGGGCAGGACTACTGGGGCGAAGGGGTAACAGCTAAACGTATTGCCGGTGCGCTTCGGGCTATGAACGGCGCCGACGTCACGGTGAATATCAACTCACCTGGCGGCGACATGTTCGAAGGTCTGGCTATTTATAACCTGCTCCGCGAATACGAAGGCCGTGTAACGGTGAAGGTGCTGGGCATTGCCGCCAGCGCCGCCTCGATAATTGCGATGGCCGGGGATGATATTCAGATTGGCCGCGGTGCCTTCCTTATGATCCACAACTGCTGGGTATACGCGATGGGAAACCGCCATGATTTTGCAGAACTGGCACAGTCACTGGAACCCTTCGATACCGCTATGGCTGACATCTACGCGGCGCGCTCCGTCCTTGATATGGCTGCTGTGCAGAAGCTGATGGACGCGGAAAGCTATATCGGTGGCAGTGATGCTGTGTCGAAGGGACTGGCAGACAGCTTGCTTTCTGCTGATGCGGTCAGCGACGGCGACGAATCGCCTGCAGCCGCGCTTCGCAAACTTGATGCATTGCTGGCCAAGACCAACACCCCGCGCTCTGAGCGCAGAAAACTCATTAAAGCCTTATCCGGTGGCATGCCTGGCGCTGTCACCACCAACGACGGTACGCTGGGCGCTGCCGAAGACATCAAACCTGAAACCATCAATTCACTTGAAAACGCCCTGGCGGCGCTAGTCAAATAAGGACCCTTTATGTCTGAAGTAAACGATATTCTGAAAAAAGTCACTGCCAGCATTGAAGAGGCAACCGGCAAGTTCAACGCGAAAGCAGAAGACGCACTCAAAGAGGCGCAGAAGTCAGGCAGGCTGTCAGAAGAAACAAAGGCTGCCGTTGATAAAATGGCTTCTGAGTTTAATGCGCTTCGTGAAGCTGAAAAAACGCTGAAGGCCGCTATGGGCGAACTGGAGCAACATGTTGCCCAGATGCCGCTGGCAAACGCGAAACAGGTTGTCGAATCCGTTGGCCACCAGGTGATTTCCGCTGAAGCCCTCAAAACCTTTGCGTCCAGCGTGGAAGGCGGTAAACGCATCAGCATCCCGGTTAAGGCCGCCCTGACTTCGGTGGATGTGCCTGATGGTGTTGTGGAGCCACAGCGCCTGCCGGGAATTGATACGGCACCGAAACAGCGCCTGTTCATTCGCGATCTGATTGCTCCAGGACGCACATCCTCCTCAGCTATTTTCTGGGTGCAGCAGACAGGCTTTACCAATAACGCGAAAGTGGTTCCTGAAAATACGCAGAAACCATACAGCGAAATTGAGTTCACGCCGAAAATCACTGGCGTCAGCACCATTGCTCACCTGTTCAAAGCCTCAAAGCAGATCCTGGATGACTTCGCACAGTTGCAGTCCACCGTTGATGCCGAAATGCGCTACGGGCTGAAGTATGCAGAAGAGCAGGAAATTCTCTTCGGTGATGGTACCGGCGTTCATCTGCATGGCATCGTTCCTCAGGCATCCGCTTTTAATCCGGCGTTCACTGTCGAACAGCAGAGCGGGATTGATGATCTGCGTCTGGCAATGTTGCAGGCGCAGCTGGCGCGCTTCCCTGCATCCGGTCACGTTCTTCACTTCATTGACTGGGCGCGGATCGAGCTGACAAAAGACAGTCTGGGCCGTTACATCCTGGCTAACCCGGCGGCACTGACTGGCCCGACTCTGTGGGGTCTGCCGGTTGTTGCAACGGAAGCGGCAGCCTTCCAGGGTAAATTCCTGACCGGTGCATTCAACGCTGGCGCGCAAATCTTCGACCGCGAAGATGCGAACGTGGTGATCTCCACGGAGAACGCCGACGACTTCGAGAAAAACATGATCACCATCCGTTGCGAGGAACGTCTGGCGCTGGCCGTCAAACGCCCTGAGGCATTTGTATACGGTGCATTCCGCACTGGCGCTGGTAGCTGATGAAATAGCGGCCTTCGGGCCGCTTTTACAGGTGGGAAAATGAAACTGATTGCACTTAAACCGATTTATTTCGGCGGTACCGTCGTTACTGAGGGGCTTCCGCTGGAAACTCTGGAACAGCACGGTCGCGAGCTCATCAAAAAAGGCTATGCGATGCTCGATGAATCAGAAAATCCTGCAGAGCAGGAACAGCAGCAGGAACAGCAGCAGGAACAGCAGCAGGAACAGCAGCAGGAACAGCCGGAAGTAAAAGCGGACAAGAAGGCGAAAAAATAATGGTCGACCTTGATGTGGTGAAACAGCACTGCCGCATTGATACCGATTTTTCCGGAGACGATGCCCTGCTGACTTTATACACCGGTGCGGCGGCGCGTTACGTCCAGACATGGACAAGGCGAACGCTCTATGAAAACCAGAGCTCCCCTGGCTACGCAGATGACCCGGACCCGATTCTACTGAATGATGATGTTAAAGCGGCCATGTTATTGCTGATAGGTCACTGGTATGCCAACAGAGAATCAGTTTCCGTCGGTCAGACTGTTGCAGAGGTCCCGTTTGCAGTTGAAGCCTTGCTGCAGCCATACCGAATTTACGGGGTATAGGAGGACTTTATGCAGGCCGGAAGACTGAGAGACAGGGTGGTGGTTCAGAACCTCACAACATCCAGAGATCCTTCTGGCCAGCCTGTTGAAGCATGGCATGACGGCGCAGAAACCTGGGCAGAAGTAAAGGGCATTAGTGGCCGCGAGCTGGTAGCCGCTGGTGCTGAAACAGCAGTCGCCACTATAAGGGTATGGACACGATTTCGTAGCGATATAACTGCTGCGTCCAGACTCAGGGTTATGACTGGCGCGTTCAAGGGGGCCATTTTGAATATCATTGGTCCGCCAATCCCTTACTCTCGCGGTGTTCAGCTCGAAATTCTTTGCAAACAGGGTACCGAAAAATGATTGAGACGAGCCTCGATTTTTCCGGTCTGAATGACATCGCAAAGGATCTGGAGGCGCTTAGCCGCGCTGAAAACAACAAGGTTCTGCGTGATGCCACGCGCGCCGGTGCCGAAGTGCTTAAGCAAGAAGTGATCGCCCGCGCTCCCGTGCGTACCGGGAAACTGAAAAAAAACGTGGTGGTGGTGACCCAAAAAAGCCGCCGCCACGGGGACATTTCTTCCGGTGTCCACATTCGTGGTGTCAACCCGCGTACCGGAAACAGCGATAACACGATGAAGGCGAATAACCCGAGAAATGCCTTTTACTGGCGCTTTGTGGAGCTTGGCACTGCGAACATGCCTGCGCATCCTTTTGTGCGACCCGCTTACGATACGCACGAGGAAGAGGCCGCCAGCGTCGCCATTGCCAGGATGAATCAGGCTATTGATGAGGTATTGAGCAAGTGAATGAAGATAATATCTACGCCTTGCTTTCTTCCCTGGCAGAAGGACGGGTATACCCCTATGTTGCGCCATTAGGTAGTGACGGGAAACCGTCTGTCTCTCCACCCTGGATTATCTTTTCCATCGTCGATGATGTTTCCGCTGACGTACTGTGTGGCCAGGCAGAGAGCAGGGTTTCCGTTCAGGTCGATGTGTATTCCACTTCGATCGCTGAATCACGATCCCTGAGAGATTTGGTGCTCGCTTCGCTTGAGCCGTTAACCCCTACAGATGTGGTAAAAATCCCCGGGTACGAGCCAGATTATCGGCTCTACCGTGCCACCCTGGATTTTAAAGTTACCCCCTGACAATTAATTCACCCAACGAACCCGCCTGATGGCGGGTTTTCTTTTTCCAGGAGACAGCTATGTCTGCACTTTATGAAAAATCGCAGCTGACGAAGATCCTTATTTCCTCCCTGCCAGCCACCAAAGAAACGATGGATTCCGCAACCTTCCTCGATCTGAGTTGCACCATCAAAGAAATTCAGTTCACCGGTGGTCAGAAGCAGGATATCGACGTAACAACACTTTGCTCTACCGAGCAGGAGAACATCAACGGCCTGCCTTCTCCGTCAGAAATCTCTCTGTCCGGTAACTTCTACAAGAATCCGGCGCAGGATGCCTTGCGTGAAGCGTATGACAACGATACGACCTACGCTTTCCAGGTAATCTTCCCGTCCGGCAAGGGATTTAAGTTCCTGGCTGAAATCCGCCAGCACACCTGGTCTTCAGGTACCAACGGCGTAGTGGCGGCAACGTTCTCCCTGCGTCTGAAAGGTAAGCCTGAAAATATCGAGTCTGGCTCCTGAGAGGTCGCATGAAGAATATTAAAAATCTTGCCCTGGCTAAGATGTCGGGTTTCCGTCATAAGACGGTCGCCGTTCCTGAGTGGGAAGGCGTCAAAGTGGTTCTGCGTGAGCCGTCTGGTGAAGCCTGGCTGCGCTGGCAGGAAGTGGTGAAAGCGGGTGATGATGACGAAAATGTGTCGGTATCGGAAAAGGCGCACCGCAATCTTTGCGCTGATGTGGTTCTGTTCATTGATGTTCTGTGTGATACCGATAAGCAGCCGGTATTCAGTGCTGAAGAAGAAGAGCAGGTGCGTGAAATTTACGGACCCATCCATTCACGCCTGCTCAAACAGGCGCTTGACCTGATCAACAACGCGGACGAAGCGCGGGAAAAGTCTCAACCCCCAGCGTAAAGTTTCTGATGTCGCTTGCGCTCCGGATGGGGCGCACGCTCTCAGAGCTTCGGCAGAATATGACGGCAAGCGAGCTTCTGATGTGGATTGAGTACGACAGGCAAAGTCCGGTTGGCGATATTCGTGGTGACATTCAGGCCGCCCAGCTCGTCTCTGCCATCTACGGCTCGCAGGGGGCAAAAGTACCGCTTGACGATGCGATCCTGCGCTGGGGTGGCGATGAGCAATCAGAACCGAAGGACCCGTTTGCTGGGCTTGAGGCTGCACTTACTGCCGCGACGCAGTGACTTTTGACCCAGATAATATTAGGATTCTTAGACTGATAATGCTGGGGAACCAAAATGGAAATTTTACTAGTTTCAATTGTTATAGGCTTAATTCCAGCCTTAATTGCTCAAAGCAAAGGAAGATCTTTCTTTGCATGGTGGGTGTATGGTGCTCTGCTATTCATAATTGCTTTTGTACATTCTTTGGTAATAAAGAAGGATGTTGCGGCAGAAGAAAAAGACTTAATTGAAAACGATGGTATGAAGAAGTGCCCATTCTGTGCAGAGTTAATCAAAAGCGAAGCTATTAAATGTAAGCACTGTGGTAGTGATTTAGCAGTCGATTCCCCACCGGTTAAGACTGATGAAGAATACCTCGAAGAAGCCAGGCAAAAGGTCTGGAAACAATAAAAATAAAACCGCTTCGGCGGTTTTTTTACGTCTGGAGTTAGACTAAATGGCAACTTTACGTGAGTTAATAATCAAAATTTCCGCTAACTCGCAATCATTCCAGACGGAAATTTCCCGCGCTTCACGTATGGGGCAGGATTATTACCGCACCATGCAAAATGGTGGCCGTCAGGCTGCCGCTGCCGCCAGAGAGAGCGAAAGGGCGTTATCTGATCTGACCGCTGGGTTTGCATCGGCAGGAAGAGCCGCTGCTGCTGCTACGGCCGCTTTTGCGACTGGTAAGCTCGTGCAGATTGCTGATGAGTGGAATTCAGTAAACGCCCGTCTTAAGCAGGCATCATCTTCAGCTGATGATTTTGCTGCCTCTCAGCGCCAGTTAATGGAAATCAGCCAAAGAACTGGCACCGCGTTTTCAGACAACGCAAACCTTTTTTCACGCGCAGCTGCTTCAATGCGTGAGTTTGGGTATAGCTCTGACGAAGTTCTGAAAATTACCGAAGCTGTTTCTACCGGCCTTAAACTTTCGGGGGCTAATACTCAGGAAGCGAGTTCTGTTATCACTCAATTCAGCCAGGCTCTGGCGCAGGGCGTTCTTCGCGGTGAAGAATTCAACGCCGTTAACGAAGCAGGTGATCGTGTTATCCGCGCACTTGCCGCCGGAATGGGCGTGGCCCGCAAAGACCTGAAGAGCATGGCTGACCAGGGGCAACTTACGATTGATAAGGTTGTTCCTGCATTAATGAGCCAGTTGGGCTCATTACAGGGTGAGTTTGCCAGCATGCCGCAAACAGTTTCCGGATCCCTGCAAAAAGTCACAAACTCGTTCATGGCATGGGTTGGAGGTGTCAACCAGGCTACAGGTGCTACCGATGCGCTATCTGGTGGCCTAGACGGAGTTGCCCAAACGCTTGATTCATTTACCTCTTCGGCAGTAAGCGGCGCACTAAGTGATGTTGCAGACAATATGTCCACGATCACAACAGTGGCGGGTGCACTTGTTGGCGTTGGGCTGGCAAGGTATCTCAGTGGAGTAGTAACTAGCGCCACGAGCGCAACCGGCGCGCTAATTTCTGCGGCTAAGTCAGAGGTTGCTCTTGCCGTTGCACAGGATAAGGCTGCGCAGTCTGCCGTTGCCGCCTCAAGGGCGGAGGTTTATAGGGCTCAGCAAGCTGTACAGAGATCGCGTAGCGCAGATGTTCAGGCTGCGCAGCAAGAGAAAATTGCTGCGGCAGAAGCAAAAGTCACTGCAGCCCAGGCCAGGCTGACTACCGCTCTAGCCAGCGGTTCTGCTACAGAGAAAGTCAGAGCCAGAACAGCGCTTGAGCGTGCGCAGGCAGGTCTGGTGGCAGCAAAAAACGCCGATGCACAGGCTATCGCTGAAAGACGCCTGGCTTCCGCGGAGGCCGCCAGAGACCGGAACCTTGCAAATCGTGTTACCACCCAAAGCAATCTCAATAGTGTCACATCTGTTGGCACCCGCCTTTTAAGCAGTGCCCTCGGGCTCATTGGCGGCGTGCCGGGATTGGTGATGCTTGGAGCCGGTGCCTGGTATGCGGTGTATCAAAATCAGGAGCAGGCTCGGCGCTCTGCTCAGGAGTATGCCAGCACGATAGATGAAGTCAGTAAAAAGACGAGGGCAATGACCCTTCCTGAAGCTTCAGATAATGCAGAGAAAACTCGTGCCGCTCTGAATGAACAAAACAGGCTAATTGATGAACAAAAGAGCAAGGTTGAAAGCCTGAAAGAGCAGATAGCTGGTTATCAGTCAGTGATTAGCAATCCCGGTCCAACTACCAGCGGTGGTTTCATGATTAACCACCTGACATATTTGGACACTGTGACTCGTGGGCTGGCTACGGCTACAGAGCAGTTATCTGTTGAGCAAGAAAGACTTGCTCAGATGCAGCAAGAATCCGCTTCTATTCAACAGGTTCTGGAAGGGCTTGAACATCGCCGGGTGGCACTCATTCGAGAAGAGGCTGCTAATCAAAACCGGGCTTATCAATCTCTCCTGTTGATGAATGGGCAGCATGACGAATTTAACCGTCTGCTGGGGCTGGGAAATCAGCTATTAATGGCTCGGCAAGGGCTGGCGAACGTCCCTCTCAGACTTCCTCAGGCCGACCTCGACAAAAAGCAAACCGATGCCCTCGAAAAGAGCCGTCGGGATCTTGAGTTGTCACGCCTGAAGGGTGAGGCCAAAGAGCGCCTGCGTCTGAGTTATGCAGCCGATGACCTGGGGTTAACCAGTGATCCGCAATTCCAGACAGGCCGTCAGGAGTTGATTAATAACGGTCTTGCTGAATGGCGGAATAATGAGGCCAACAAACCTAAGGCGAAGGGTGGTAAAACCGAAGGCGAGAAAACCGAGGATGTGTATAAGCGCCTTATCAAGCAGCAAAAAGAGCAGATTGCCCTGCAAGGCCAGAATACTGAACTGGCGAAGGTTAAATACCAGGTCAGCCAGGGCGAGCTTGCTTCTCTGACAGAAGCCCAGAAAAAGACGGTATTGCAGAATGCTGCGCTCATTGACCAGGTTAAATTGCGTGAGCAACTGCGAAATTACGAAGCCAACCTTGCTGACAGTAACGCCAGCGCCCGCGCAGCCAATGAAGCGCAACTGCTGGGCTATGGGCAGGGAACCAGGTTCCGTGAAAGACTTCAGGAGCAGTTCAATCTGCGTAAGGAGTTTGAGCAGAAGAATACCGATCTTCTCCGCCAGCGTCAGGCTGGTGAAATCGACGAGACGTTCTATCAGCAGGGGCTGGCACTTAATAAGCGCTACCTCGAAGAGCGCCTGCGCGACCAGGAGGGATATTACGCAGCTTCTGATGCTCAGCGTGACGACTGGATGACGGGACTGTCTGAGGGTTATGCGAACTGGGTGGACGAAGCCACTGATTATTCTTCCATGGCCGCTGACGGCATGAAGCAGGCCATGGGTGGCGCGGTCACCACGATCACCGACATGCTCAATGGCAACGTTGACAGCTGGAAGGACTGGGGCGTGAGCGTACTGAAGATTATCCAGAACGTTCTGGTGAACATGGCTGTTGCTAATGGCGTCAGCTCAATTGGATCACTGTTCAGTTTTGGTGCCTCGTCAGCCGCAACCGCCAGCAGCGGTACCGCTATTCAGAATGCTGGCGCGAACTTCACATTTAATGCGAAGGGTAATGTTTACGACTCTCCGTCCCTGAGCGCTTACAGCAATGGCGTTTTCCAGACGCCTCAGCTGTTTGCTTTTGCCAAAGGCGCAGGGGTTTTTGCCGAGGCTGGTCCGGAAGCCATTATGCCGCTTACGCGCGCCGCTGATGGTTCGCTGGGCGTTCGTGCGGTCGGAGGTGGCGTAGGTCAGTCTGTATCTTCGGCGCCACAGGTTTATATCACCATCGATGGTAACGGAAACACTCAAACGCAGGCGGCGACAGGCTACGAACAATTTGCGCGAGAAGTTGGTGCTTTTACAGATAAGCGTTACAGGGAACTGATAATGAGAGATTTAGCGCCAGGCGGCGCTATCTGGAATATGGCAAAAGGGGGGCGAGGATGACTATAGAAATTTTCACCTGGTGCCCACGAATTAACGCTGAGGCTGATACAAGTTTCCGCGTCAGGAAAGCCCAATTTGGCGATGGATATGAGCAGGTTTCAGGGGATGGATTGAACACCAGAACCCAGCAATGGACGCTCAACTTCACTGGAAACGAAACCTACATTTCCGCCATAAAGACTTTTCTCGACAGGCATGAAGGAACGAAAGCCTTTCAGTGGAAGCCGCCGCTCGAGCATTTGGGTTTGTATCGTTGCGAAACGTATAAAACCACCGGGCTGGGCGCGGGGAAATTCAACCTTGAAGCAACATTCATCCAGGCATTTAAACCATGAGCTTAAACGCTGACTATCAGAAGCTTGAATCCGGAAACGATGTTCGTCTGATTGAGGTGGACGGTTCTTCCTTTGGTCTAACGGACGTTCTCCGCTTTCACAATTACAGCATTCCCCACACAGAAGCTGAAATCATCGCCGCTGGTGGGGATGAGTCCAGGCTTCCGGCGAAACCAATCTGGTGGCAGGGAAATGAATATGCCGCCTGGCCATATCAACTGGAAGGTCTGGAGAAATCAACCAGTGGGAGCAATGCAACGCCATCCCTGACGGTTGCGAACATCGAAAGCTCCATTTCTGCCCTGTGTCTTGCGTATGACGATCTGCTACAGGCGAAAGTCACTATTCACGACACAAAAGAGAAATATCTCGATGCCAGAAATTTCGCAGACGGCAACCCCACAGCAGACCCGACTCAGGAAAAGCTGCAGGTCTGGTATATCGACGGTAAAACGGGCGAGCTTGCCGGTGAAACCGTTGAATTTGTTCTGTCCAGCCCGATGGATCTGCAGGGGCAAATGATTCCGACGCGACAGCTTCATTCGCTGTGTACCTGGTGCATCCGGAATAAATATCGTACCGGCGACGGCTGCGACTATGCCGGCACCCGCTATTTCGACAAAAACAACAACCCGGTAAGCGATCCGTCGCTGGATGAATGCAACGGCACGCTGACGGCCTGCAAACTCCGATTTGGCGAAAATAACGAACTCTCGTTTGGTGGCTTCCCGGGCACGTCTTTGATCAGGAGTTGATATGCGTCAGAAAACCATCGATGCGATTATGGCGCATGCTGCCGCTGAATATCCTCTTGAGTGTTGCGGCGTGGTGGCGCAGAAAAGCCGCGTTGAACGTTATTTCCCATGCCGGAATCTTGCCGCGGCGCCGGAGGACAATTTTGTCCTTTGCCCCGAAGACTACGCAGCTGCTGAGGACTGGGGAACGGTGATCGCCATCGTTCACAGTCACCCTAATGCCACAACGCAACCGAGCGAACTGGATAAAGCGCAATGCGACGCAACGCTTTTACCCTGGCATATTGTGAGCTGGCCGGAGGGGGATTTACGCACCATCCAACCACGCGGAGAACTGCCGCTGCTGGAGCGTCCGTTTGTGCTTGGACACTTTGACTGCTGGGGGCTGGTAATGAGCTATTTCCGGCAAACGCACGATATCGAGCTCCACGATTACCGGGTGGATTATCCCTGGTGGGAAAACGACTATCCGGACAACTTCTATCAGGATTGCTGGTATGAGTGCGGATTCCGTGAATTCGACGGGCCACCGAAACCCGGCGATATGGTGATCATGCAAGTCCAGGCCGATAAGTGGAATCACGCGGGAATTCTGCTGGAGGGAAATATGCTGCTGCACCACCTGTACGGCCATCTGAGCCAGCGCGTACCGTATGGGGGCTATTGGCAGGAAAGGACGATGAAGATTTTACGTTTCAAAACGCTAATCTGAATTCGCTGTGGCGGCATATTTCTGAAAGGGTACTGGGCCTGTTATCATTAACCTTCAAACATAAAGGGGGAAAAATGAAACGCTTAGCACTATTGATATTGGCATTTGTTGGAATGCACGTTGAGGCAAGACCAATTACTGAAGATGAAAAATCTGCAGTAGAAAATGTTATCAGAGAAGAAATGAAGGACCCCGATGCTGCAAAATTCTACCATATGGACTTTCCCTATCCAGATACCACTTTTACTTATTGTGGATATGTTAACGGTAAGAATTCATACGGCGCATATGCCGGAAAACAACTGTTTGCAACATTCTTAGGTAAAAATGCAGATGGTAAACTTATTGCGGCATCATTTGATGTTAACTCTCAAACTGGTGAGCCTATTGACCAAACAGTGATTTCTACGCTGTGTGCAAGCGCAGGATATGATATCCCCGTTAAGAAAATGTTTTTCAAAGATGTGAATAAAAACAGGGCAGAGAAAAACATCCCCAAATTAAGCTCTCAATATATGAGGCCTTAGATAACTTAAAAATTAAACCGCTTAGGCGGTTTTTTTTATTTAGGAGAACATATGCAAGAGATAATGACCAGAATTGAACTTGGTGGCGTTCTGGGTAAAACGTTTGGGAGAGTACATCATCGTCTAATACGTACCACCTCAGAAGCAATCAATGCTCTTGCAAAAACAATCAATGGTTTCGAGACGTTCTTGAATACAAGCAAGGCGCGAGGCCTTACTTACGCCGTTTATAAAGATAAAAAGAATATCAGCGTTGATGATTTAGGGTTCCCTGTAACGGGTGAAGTCATTCGTATTGTGCCTGTAGTCATCGGCAGCAAAAAGGCTGGAGTGTTGCAAACTATTTTGGGAGCGGCCCTCGTTGCTGTTGGCGCAGTACTTAATTTTACTCCCTGGGCAGCAGCATCTCCGTTTTTCTATAAATTTGGCGCTGCGGTGATGCTGGGAGGTGTTGTCCAAATGCTATCTCCTCAACCTGCAGGTCTGGCCAGCAAACAAAGCGCAGATAACCGCGCATCCTACGCATTCGGCGGTGTTACAAACACCGCGGCACAGGGGTACCCGGTGCCTCTGCTTTATGGTAAGCGTCGAATCGGCGGAGCGATTATTTCTGCCGGAATTTATGTCGAAGATCAGCAGTAGATAACTAACCTTTTTTCTGGCCACCTTCGGGTGGCTTTTTTTATGGGCGCAATATGGCTACAGATAAAGTGTTAAAAGGCCGCAAGGGCGGCAGCTCAAGTTCCCGAACTCCTACCGAACAGCCTGATGATCTGCAATCTGTAGCAAAGGCAAAAATCCTCGTTGCGCTTGGGGAAGGGGAGTTTGCAGGGCAGCTAACCGGCAAAGATATCTACCTGGACGGAACGGCACTGGAGAATGCTGACGGCTCCCAAAACTTCATCGGCGTTACATGGGAGTTTCGCGCAGGAACGCAGGCGCAAAAATATATTCAGGGTATTCCCGGTACCGAAAACGAAATCAGCGTAGGAACTGAGGTATCAAGCGCTACAGCCTGGACGCGCACGTTTACTAATACGCAGCTTTCAGCAGTTCGCCTGCGTCTGAAATGGCCCTCGCTTTTCAAACAGGAGGACGACGGCGATCTGGTTGGTTACTCGGTCAATTATGCGATTGACCTGCAGACGGACGGCGGCGCGTGGCAGACGGTACTCAATACCAGCGTGACCGGAAAAACGACGTCTGGTTATGAGCGCAGCCATCGTATTGATTTACCGCAGGCTGGCAGCACCTGGACAATCCGCCTGCGTAAGATTACCTCTGACGCCAACAGCGCGAAGATCGGCGACACGATGACGCTGCAGAGCTTCACCGAGGTGATTGACGCCAAACTGCGCTACCCGAACACCGCGCTGCTTTACATCGAATTCGACTCAAGCCAGTTCAACGGCTCTATTCCTCAAATTTCATGCGAACCGCGCGGCCGCGTTATCCGCGTTCCAGATACCTACGACCCTGAAACCCGCACTTATAGCGGTACATGGACCGGTGCGTTTAAGTGGGCATGGACGGATAACCCTGCGTGGATTTTTTACGATCTGGTTGTTTCTGACCGGTTCGGCCTTGGTCACCGTTTGACCGCTGCGAATATTGATAAATGGACACTTTATCAGGTTGCCCAGTATTGTGATCAGATGGTACCAGACGGCAAAGGGGGCAACGGTACCGAACCACGTTATACCTGCAACGTGTACATTCAGGACCGGAACGACGCCTACACAGTCCTGCGTGATTTTGCTGCTATCTTCCGTGGCATGACCTACTGGGGCGGGGATCAGATTGTGGCCCTGGCAGACATGCCGCGTGATGTAGATTACAGCTACACGCGCGCTAACGTTGTTGGCGGTCGCTTCACCTATTCGAGCAGCACCACGAAAAGCCGCTACACCACAGCGCTGGTTTCATGGTCAGACCCGGGTAACGCTTATGCCGACGCGATGGAGCCGGTATTTGAGCAGGCGCTGGTGGCGCGGTACGGCTTCAATCAGCTGGAAATGACAGCAATCGGCTGCACCAGACAGTCAGAAGCGAACCGAAAGGGGCGCTGGGGTATTCTCACCAACAACAAGGATCGCGTTGTTTCGTTTGATGTAGGGCTGGACGGCAACATTCCGCAGCCGGGCTACATCATCGCCGTGGCAGACGAGCTGCTTTCCGGAAAGGTTATGGGCGGCCGCATCAGCGCCGTTAACGGTCGCGTTATCAAACTAGACCGCGTGGCAGATGCAGCTGCAGGTGATCGCCTTATTCTCAACCTACCTTCCGGAGCATCGCAGAGCAGGACCATTCAGGCCGTGAACGGTGAATCAGTCACAGTCACCACGGCATACAGTGAGACGCCACAGGCCGAAGCTGTTTGGGTGGTTGAATCTGACGAGCTTTACGCGCAGCAGTATCGTGTTGTCAGCGTAAGCGATAATGATAATGGCACCTTCTCGATCACCGCCGCATGGCACGATCCGGATAAATATGCCCGTATCGATACTGGCGCAATTATCGACCAGCGGCCAATAAGTGTAATACCTCCTGGTAATCAGTCCCCGCCAGCTAACATCGTGATCAGCTCGTTTTCTGTTGTTCAGCAGAATATCAGCGTCGAGACCATGCGCGTCAGCTGGGACCAGGCGCAGAATGCTATCGCCTATGAGGGGCAGTGGCGCCGTAACGACGGAAACTGGGTGAACATGCCTCGCAGTTCCACCACGTCATTTGACGTCCCGGGGATTTATGCCGGGCGCTACCTGGTGCGCGTGCGTGCAATCAATGCCGCTGAAATTTCCTCAGGATGGGGATATTCGGAAGAGAAGACGCTGACGGGTAAAGTAGGAAACCCACCTAAGCCAGTAGGATTCACGGCCACGGGCATTAACTGGGGGATTCGTCTTAACTGGGGTTTCCCGGCAAACACCGGCGATACGCTAAAAACGGAAATTCAGTACACTGCCAACAGTGACTTTTCAGATCCACTCTTGCTCTCAGACGTGCCTTATCCATCTGCGGAATACACCCAGCTCGGCCTTAAAGCAGGGCAGGAATTCTGGTACCGCGCGCAGCTGGTCGACAGAACGGGTAACGAGTCCGGGTATACCGACTGGATCAGGGGGATGTCTAACGATAACGCCGATGATTATCTGGGCGATATCGCAGATGATTTCCTAACCTCTGCAGACGGAGAACGCCTAACTGGTGACATCGATACCAACATTGAGGGAATACTGCAGAACGCCCTGGCGAACCACGGAACTGTTGAGCACCAGTGGGCACAATACGGAGAAGTGCGTGCCGATATTCTGGTGGTTAAAACGACGATTGCTGAAGTTGATAATGCAATGGCCGAACTGTCAACGCAGGTGCAGGCCCAGATTGATGATGTTACTGCAGCACTGGAGGACAAACTTACCGCCGTCGTTGATGCCTCTGGCGCTTCGGCTATCTACACCCTCAAAACAGGCGTGAGGATAAACGGCATCATGTATAACGCCGGGATGTCGATTGCCGTACTGGCGGAGGCAGGGAAACCGGTAGTAACCAGGGTTGGCTTTAACGCTAATCAGTTCGTATTGATGAGCGGCAGCGGCGACAGTCAGTATTCACCCTTCGCGGTGGTTAATGGTCAGGTCTTTATCAGCTCAGGTTTTATTCAGGATGGCACGATCACGAATGCCAAGATTGGCAATGTCATTCAGTCGAATGATTACAGTGCGGGTACAGCAGGCTGGACTATCAACAAGAATGGTTATGCTGAATTCAATAATGTGACTGTTCGCGGTGGGGTTTACGCCCAAAATGGGCAGTTTGGATTTACCAACTCAACTGGAGGCGTCACGATCAATAACAACGGTGTCACTGTCAGTTTGTCGAACGGCGGTCGCATTGTTCTGGGAGAATTTTGATGGCCAGGGGGCTTTATATTGATTTGAATGACGGGCGTCCGGCAATGACCATCACTGCCGGAATGAAATGTCCGTCGTATGGCGGGGAGGCGTTAGAGGCGTGGGGTCAGCAGACCATGACTGTTCAGGGCTATGTTGCCGGGGCGACCCCTTTTTTCATTCCATCAAACTCGGTTGTTAATGTGACGCGTTCGCCGAATCTGATAACAACGATTATGGTTCTCGATGGGATAACCAATAACGGCAACGGAACCCTGACTCAGCGAGTCTGGTCATCAGATGGCTGGGGTAAAGATAAAACATTTCCCGGCACAGTCTGGCAGATTTTGCCTGCGGGGCAGAGTGGAAACCGTGGTTTGCTCATTGAGGACTCGACAGACTTTATTGCGATCACTGATGTCAGCCGCGTTGCTTCCTGTGTTTTCAGCGGAACGGTCAATGTAAATGGTACTTACGCACTTCCGGCTAAAGGGCTCGTTTTTGCCCGCTGGAATGACAGCGCAGCTACGCTTGAATGTGATGGTAATAATATTTACTCCCGGCAGGATTACACGGGCTATGACGATATTGCCCGTTCTGTGAATGTCGATATTGCGATTTTTGCGGTTCAGGCTCCTGTACCTGGGAGAGGATTAAATTTCATCAACGCTGCTGGCCAGTGCACTTTCTCTACCACCCGCCGTCCATTTATTTTCCGCAATCAATTTTATTCGCCGGGCAATAGCTGGGTTGATATTGGCAACAGCATGATTGCGCTTGGCTGCTATGGTTTCAACTCGTCAACAGCCAGCGGGTGGTGCAACATGCGATCCAAGGGACTGGTGATGAGCGGGAACTCGGTAAAAGGTGGAAATGGCCGTGTTCGTTCCCGATGGACCGACAAGTACCCGGTTACCGGCGAAAGATATACCGGAATGAGTATTCCCATTATCCCCGCAATGTATTGACACAACCCCACTATCAAACCCCGCCATGGCGGGGTTTTTTTATTATCTGAATTCAGGAGTCCATTATGTCAGCAGGAACCATCACCCTGACAAACGGGTCCGCGATTGTTGGCGGTACCGGAACCTCTTTTACTACCGAACTTGCCGCAGGTGACTTCATTGTCTCAACTGTGGGCGGTGTGCCCTATACGCTGCCAGTGAAAACGGTAGACAGTGGCACGCAGCTCACGCTTGTCAGTAACTTCACCGGGCCAACGCAATCCGGCGCGGCATGGTCAGCGGTTCCCCGCGTGGCGCTGAACATGGTAACTGCCGCGCTGGTGGCGCAAAGTGCTGAAGCGCTGCGTGGACTGAATTACGACAAACAGAACTGGCAAAGCATTTTTTCTGGAACTGGTAATGTAACGGTAACTCTGCCGGATGGAACGGCATGGACGGGCCCCGCCTGGAATAGCATTACCGCCTCACTTTCAGGAAAGGCGGCAAAAGGTGCAAACAGCGACATCACCTCTCTCAGCGGACTCACTACAGCGCTGTCTGTAGCTCAGGGCGGTACCGGTTCGACAACCGAATCAGGCGCTCGCACAAACCTCGGCTTGGGTAATAGCTCGACAAAAGATATCGGAACAATCGCTGGAACGGTCGCCGCCGGCGATGACTCCCGACTTAACACAGTTAACGGTAAGACGTCTGGTACCGTAAAAGGTGATTTCTTTACCCTGGACAATAGTTACGGTCATACAACCAAGATACTTACGTACAACCCTGGAACAGTGGGTACGCATTTTGGCGGTATGTCTATGAAGCGACCCAATTCACAGGGATGGATTTTATCGCAATATACTACGACGGATTATGAAGTTCAGTCGGTGACAATCGGTATAGATGCGCCAGGCGCAAACGTCAACTGGGTATTCAACCGTAACGGACAGGCAGTCGGAACCTGGGTAAATAATAGTGACAGCAGGATCAAGAAAGACATCAAACCAATCCCGGATCCGCTTGATGCCATGAAGAAAATAAGGGGCTGCTCGTGGACGCGACTTGACTCAGGTGTAACCGGGTTTGGTTTTATCGCACAGGAAGTACAGGGAGTTTTCCCTGAAGCGGTAAACAACTTTGGGCAGGCGATGACGATGGAGGATGGTACCGAAGTTAAGGATGTCCTTTCAGTCGATACCACGGGTGTCTCTGCCGCGCTCCACCATGAGGCTATTCTCGCATTAATGGGAAAAGTTGAAGAGTTAAACCTGAAAGTGGAAGCGCTTCAGTCTGGAAGCTGAGGAAACCGCCGCCCGTCGTATGCAAGAACGGGCGACGGCTGGTTGCTCAGTGTTCATGCCCGAGCAAACGCCGGGAATATTATCCGAACAATAACTACAGCCCAACCTGGCTAACATTCTGGAACTCAGTAGCAAGGGGTTTACAGACTCAGTAAACAAAGAACCCGGCTTTGCCGGGTTCTGATTGTTAAGCTGCTTTCTTAACTGGTTTCTTCTTTGCTGCTCTCTCATTAATGTCATCAATGAGTCCACGCAGCCTGTATGAGTTTAAAAGAAGGTTCTGGAGTGTTTTGTTCATAGCGTATGTGCTCCTGCTCGGGTTACTACCAATTATTGGGTTGAATTCCGTGGTTAACGACCTGTTCATGAGCCTCTAAGGACTTCTTCAAATCCTTCTGCTGAACAGCCATCAAAAGACTTTCTGCATACATGATGCCTTGGCGGATATTCATCAAGCCCACACTAGCCCCAGCGGCATCAAGATCGTGTTTTTCAGTTACAAGACGCTCGATCTCATGGTTAAGAGCTTCTGCGCCTGCCTTCATTTTAGCCAATGTATCCTTAAGCTCTTCAAAACTCGGATTTGTCAGCTCATAAAGACCTTCCATACCATGAACTGAAAACAGTGATCCTAACGATTCCAGTGCATAGACAATCGACGCAATAGCCTTGTCATATGCATCCTTTTCTTCTTGTAACATTGTAGATCCTGACCGTGTGTATGCAGTTTAAAAGTGGTCAATCATCATACTCTCATGATGGGGACAATCAAGATCAATTTCAATAGTCAAAGTCCGATAGTTGTGATAGCGCGCGCATCTACAACCCTTTCAAAACAATGCATCAACTGGTCTTAATTTATACACTTAAAATCGGCAAATGGAATACAAACTTTATGATGATATTTTTCAATCTGAGTGAACAACGACAATGAAAGTCAAAGATTCTAAGTAAGTTAAGCCTAGCACAAAGAAGCGAAAGAAATGTGAACTAGGCAATTGTTTTGTAAATCAACAAATAAGAATTGTTGTTTGGCATGCTATCCATTTTTCCTGACAGTCGGGAACTCTGAAACCAACCACATATCGGACTCTTCAAACATTTCCTCCAGCATGCGGTTCAGTTTTTCCCGATCGCTTTTGCTGGCATCGCTATTCAGGCCGTTTGCCTGCATCGGCTTCACCTTCACTTCGGCATCAGGGAAAATCTGGTGCACCCGCTTCGTCAGCTCGGCCAGAATGATCTCTCTGGCCCCTTCTAGCCCCTCGACATTACGCTTGTCATAAACCAGTTCTACGAACAT